GGATCGAACTTAGCGGGCCGTGGTGGTGACTTGGTGATTATTGATGATCCGCATTCGGAGCAGACGGCAATGTCTGTTAATGGGTTTGACGATGCGTGGGATTGGTATACTGGGGGCCCCCGACAGAGGTTACAGCCTGGTGGGAGTATTGTGTTGGTTCAGACGCGATGGTCGGAGAAGGACATGACGGGTCAGTTATTGAGGGCGATGGCTAAAGATCCGTTAGCGGATCAGTGGGAAGTTGTGGAGTTACCTGCGATTTTTGAGGATGGTACGCCGTGTTGGCCTGAGTTTTGGGGTTTGGATGATTTGACTGCGGTTCGCGCGTCTATTCCATTGAGCAAGTGGAATGCCCAGTATCAGCAAAATCCGACGGGTGAGGAGAATGCGATTATTAAGCGGGAGTGGTGGAAGAAGTGGGAGAAGGAGAGTGTTCCGAATTTGGAGTATGTGATACAGAGTTATGATACGGCGTTTAGCAAGAGGGAGACTGCGGACTACAGTGCGATTACGACATGGGGTGTTTTTTATCCAAATGAGTCTGGAGCGCCTAATTTAATTTTGTTGGACAGTAAGAAGGGCCGTTGGGAATTTCCTGAGTTAAAGCAGATAGCTTTTGAGGAATTTAAGTTTTGGGACCCAGACACGGTAATTGTGGAAGCTAAGGCGAGTGGACTGCCTTTGACCCACGAACTACGGAACGTGGGGATACCTGTTGTTAACTTTACACCAAGTAAAGGGAATGATAAGGTAACGAGGGTTCATGCGGTTAGTCCGTTATTTGAAGCGGGGATGGTATGGGCTCCTGACAAGAAGTTTGCGGATGAGTTAATTGAAGAGGTTGCGGCGTTTCCAAATGGGGAGTATGACGATTTGGTAGATAGTATGACGCAGGCGTTAATGCGGTATCGGCAGGGAAATTTTATACAATTGCCAACAGATGACTGGGAAACCGACGAAAACTCTGTTAGAGTAACAGCGTATTACTAGAAAGGATACGATGGATCGATCAAGAGTAGACACGGGCATGGGTGGTTTAGCCACTTTACGGGGTGGGGATATTGTACCTAATCCCGATGCGAGAGAAATCTTAACGGAAGAAAAAGGTATTTTTTCTGTATTGGGCGATATAGTTACTGGGAGGACCCGTGATATAGGAGCCAGAGCGACAGATTTATCGCAAGGCGGTTATTTTACAAGAGAGCAGGTTGAAGCGGGCGATAACCCTGTGATGAAGGATATGTATTATTCTACCTATGGTGAAGAAGGTGGGGAAGCGAATATTCCAAGCCGTACTTTTTTTGAGGTTTTGAGCGAGGACTTTGAGTATCCAAAGACATTGCCGTTAAAAAGGCCTGATGGAACTTTTGTTGCAGACGACGAAGGGGACCCGATGAGCGTGTTTCCTTTTCCTTTTGACAGAGAAGTAGATGAAAGTTTGAGAATGGCGCGTCCCGAAGGCCGCGAAGACCTGCCCACGACACAGGAACTGGCGGATGCCAGACAACATATGCTTGCTTCGGCGATGGCGGCACAGGAATATGGACCTGAAACGATTGGACCCTTTACACAATTACGAGAATTTACGGATGTTGTGACGGGGGGTAGTAATATTAGGGATATGCGGATGGATCAACGCAATAATGCGGTTGGTATTTCTTTATTTAAGAAAGCAGGGATAAACGCTCCGCCGCGGGAGTTGATAAAATTGGTAGATCAAGCTATATTTAATCAATTAGAACGGATTATGGACAGACCTGTTGACAAAAGAGGCTTTATTTCCCCTGTTGGGGGCCCTGATGTGTACTTTCCCCGCGATGAAGAGGGTTTTTTTGACACAGGGGGCTTTTTATCAAAAGCGAAAAGGAACAAATAATGGCAGAAGATGAGAAAAACCCTGTTGGAAGCTTGATGGATACAGGTGTTCCGTCGCAAATGGACGAAGAAGACCTAAAAGCGGAGATAGAAATAGAGCTTCCAGGGTCTTTAGACGAAGATGTTCTTCAATTTAACAGTGAAACGCAGGATATGGACATTGAAATCACTGCGGATGACGATGGTGGCGTTACGGTAGACTTTGAACCTACGGATATGGACGATATGGACGTTGGTTTTGGAGAAAATCTAGCTGAAACACTTCCAGATAGAGAATTACAACGAATTGCAAGCGATTTATTGAGCGAATTTGACGCAAATAAGGCTAGTAGACAGCAATGGGAAGACACTTACGCGAATGGTTTAGAGCTTTTAGGCTTTACTTATGAGGATAGAACGCAACCTTTTAGGGGTGCGTCGGGTGTTGTTCATCCTTTATTGGCGGAAGCGGCCACGCAGTTTCAAGCACAGGCTTTTAATGAGCTTTTACCTTCTGGGGGCCCCGTAAAAACGATAGTTGTAGGCAATGATACACGCGAAAAGCAAGAACAGGCGGTTCGTGTTAAGCAATTTATGAATTATTACCTGACAAATGTTATGGAAGATTACACGCCTGACATGGATCAGATGCTGTTTTATTTACCGTTGGCGGGAAGTACCTTTAAAAAAGTGTATTTTGATGAGGTTTTAGACCGTGCGGTTAGTAAATTTGTTCCTGCGGAACAGCTAGTTGTACCGTATGAAACGTCAGATTTGGAAACTTGTCCTAATATTACGCAAGTTATCCGTATGCCCTTAAATGAACTGCGTAAAAAGCAGGTTTCGGGGTTTTATTTAGACATTGACGTTATTCCTGCTCAAGCGGAATTAAACTCTGTTGAGAAAGAATTAGACAGGATTGACGGATCAGAGCCCTCTCAAATCGATTATGACTGCACTATTTTGGAATGTCATGCGGATTTGGATCTTCAGGGGCATGAAGAAGTGGACGATGAAGGGGAACCAACAGGAATAAAGGTTCCTTATGTTGTATCTATATCACAGGATAACGGGCAAGTACTCTCTATTCGCCGTAATTATAAGGAAGATGACAAGACCAAAGCCAAAATACAGTATTTTGTTCATTACAAGTTCTTACCAGGGTTTGGCTTTTACGGACTTGGACTGATACATACGATTGGTGGCCTGTCACGAACTGCCACCGCGGCACTGAGGCAGTTGATCGATGCAGGCACGCTATCCAATCTCCCTGCGGGTTTTAAAGCCCGTGGATTGCGTATACGTGACGATGACGATCCTCTTCAGCCTGGAGAGTTTAGAGATGTAGATGCTCCAGGTGGGGCTATTCGTGACAGCCTTATGCCGCTACCTTTTAAGGGTCCTGACGGGACGTTGTTTAATTTATTAGGTTTTGTTGTGGATGCGGGCCGTAGGTTTGCAACAATTACCGATATGAAGGTTGGAGATGGTAATCAACAGGCCGCGGTTGGTACAACCATAGCCATGTTGGAGCAGGGTTCGCGGGTAATGAGCGCTGTACATAAAAGACTGCATTACGCTATGCGGGTAGAGTTTAAGATTCTTTCACGGGTAATGGGAGAGTTTTTGCCGCAAGAATACCCTTATGCTATTCACGGGGAAGACAGTGCGGTTATGGCAAAGGATTTCGATGAACGGGTAGACGTCGTTCCTGTTTCCAATCCGAATACGTTTAGTCAGGCGCAAAGGATCGTATTAGCACAAACAAAATTACAGTTAGCCGCGCAAGCCCCAGAGTTGCATAATTTGCATGAAGTATACAAAGACATGTATGAAGCGTTGGGCGTGAGCGACATAGATAGAATAATGAAAGCGGTTCCTGAAGACGAAGCGCGGCCCACGGACCCTGCCCAAGAGAACATTGATGCTATGGACGGCATTGTGTTGAAGGCTTTTGAGGGTCAGGAGCATGAAGCGCATATTCAGGCCCATTTGATTTTTGGCAGTACTCCGATGGTGGCGGGGATTCCGCCTGTTGCGATAGCGCTTCAAAAGCATATTTTGGAGCATGTTAAGATTGGCGCCCGTGAGCAGGCGGCGGTATCTTATTTACAGCAAGTTCAGCAGAAAGGCGGTCAAGCGGCTTCTGAGGAGGAGATGTTGGCAATTGAAGGGTTAACCGCTCAGTTTGTTGCACAGGGCCTTCAGAAGGTTAAGGATATGTCTCAACAAATGTCTGGTCAAGGTCCAGATCCTCTGGTACAGTTGAAAGAGAAAGAATTAGAGTTAAAAGCTCAAGAGTCTCAACAGGATGCACAAATGGATCAAGCCGAACTAGCGTTGGATCAACAGACCTTACAAGAGCGTCAGCGTCAGTTTAATACAAAGATTCAGAGTCAGGAACGGCAGACTACGGCCCGTATTGATGCGGCCCGTGAACGTGAAATAATGAAGCAGAGGGCAGGATAATGTCGCAATACGATCCTTTTAGATATAGTAATTTAAGTCCACAGATGGTGAGTGACATGATTGTGGGTAATGTAGAGCAGACTCCTGCTTTATTGTCTCAATATGATGTTAATAATGACGGTACTATTAGTATGGTAGATCAACAAATTATTCAGAACAACCAAAATCAAATGGCGGGTTCGGGTATGCAGTTTGCTGATATGAATATGCCTATGGTTACTCCTGCGTCCCAACAAACGCAAATTCAAACTCCTTCTCAAGCTATGCCTATAAACAACATGGGTCAGGGTCAGGGTCAAGTTCAACAACAGCAACAACCACAGGCAATGGGACAAGGTCAACCAAATTATGGTAGTTTGAATGTGCAACAGGCTTTAGATTTATCCACTGGTGCCGCTGAAATGACGCCTGCTTTTATGAAACAATATGATCTTAATCAAGATGGTACGGTAAATATTACCGACGTTTCAAATCTAATTACTAAAAAAGAAAATATTGCTAAACAAAACTTATCTCCGTATGGCTCTCAAGTTTATAATCCACAAGTGCAAATGGCGACACAATCTCAAGCGAAATCTATGATGCCTGCTCAGTCTCAAGCAATGCCTGCTCAGTCTCAAGCAATGCCTGCTCAGTCTCAAGCAATGCCTGCTCAAGCGGCTTCTCCTGCTATGGCGGCGGCAATGGCTCAACAGCAAAACCCGTTTGCTAGGCCTATGGAAGATGGTGGAATTGTTTATATGGCTCCTGGCAAAGATCCAGAAGGGGTTATAGACAAGTTAACAGGCAAAGTAACAGGATGGGCCCAAGGTGTAGCAGATTACTTAGCAAAACAAAAACAAACAGCCCCTAATACAGTAAGTGAAGACCTTAAAAACTATCAAAAAAATTACCCTCAAGGAGGAACAGGGTTTGGTAATATTTTAGACCCCTCTACTTACAGTATGGATAACCTTAAAACAGGGTTTACAAACATAGGAGATGCAGAACAAAGAGCGGCCTATAACGCTTTATCACTTGCAGACCAACAAGCTGTTCAAGGTCTTATTGACATAAAAGATCCTTTTGGAGGTTCTCAAGCGGAGGAAGAGCATAGTAAATATCAAGCGGCTTACAAAAGAGCCATAGCTAAAGGTGATGAGGGCGTTGCGGGTTTTGGTGATTACATACGTGGTCGCAGTGATGTTCGTGCAGACTATTTTATAGGCACAGAATTTAATAAAAACTTAGATCCTAATCTACATGATACAAGTATATACAATCAAGTCTTACAAGGAAAAAATGTTGACGGAACTATTCTTGTGGGTTACACAAATAAGGATGGAATTTTTCAACCATTAATCGCTAATGATGCTAAAAGAGCTTTAGACATGGGAATTGTGGAGGGGTATGGATATACTCCAGAAACACAACCCGATCCTACTCCGACACCTACTCCGACACCTACTCCGACACCAACCCCAACCCCAACCCCCGTTGTGCCACCAACCGTGGTTCCTACTCCTTCGCAGGTAAATCCTCAATTTACGCCTATTTCCCCTGTGCCCACCACTCCGTTTAATCCTTTTGAAAGACCTGAGAATGTACCTTCTCCGTATGCAAGCCCTTTTGAGGCTTCGCCCTCTTTATACGATGTTCAACAATCTTCAGTGTCTCCTTTTTCTTCAAGGTTTGGAGATCAAGATTTAAGCCTGTATCAAAATTACGCGCCTTTTACAGGAGGACAACAACCGCCCCCACAAACTTTTGAAGAGATAATGGCACAATACGACCCCTTTAATCCTTTAAAAAATCCTCAA